CACAGTTACAGTCCCTACCTCAAACAGCGCTTCTTCCGTTTCCAGTGCAGGCAGGCTTCCGTTCAGGAAAAACCGTGCATATTTCGCATTGATATTCGTTGCCGTCCGGCTCCACGCCGTGAATGTGGTGTCCGCCGGTGTCGTCTCATTCCATACCGATGTCCACGTTGACCCGTTCAGGCTTCTTTGCAGAGCTGCCAGTGCAGGCCATTTTGTTCCAAACCGTTGTTTACTCCCTGTGGATGCGATCGTGGTGATCCCCGCCGGATGAGTCAATGCCCACGCCAGGCTTGTTGTTTCTCCCATCACTTTTCCGGCTTTGTGCCAGATGTCTTCTTCCATCCCCATTACGCTCGCCGGATCAGCCTCTTCGCCGCTGGTTGCCGAATAAATATGGCTTTCTTTCCCCGTGCTCGAGATCAGCGCCGGTTTCCATGCCCCAGCTCTTAACCCGTTTCCATCCGCGAATAAACTATCATAAACCCAGCTCGAATTAGTCGATAATGCCAGATCGAATACTGGCTTATGACTTTCATCCTGCTCCGGCGCTTCAGCTCCCGAATTTCCGTACATCAGCCAGAGATCATGCTCGATCCAGGTGATCGTCGCCTTCAGCGCGTGCGCTGCCATACTCGAATCTTTCGCTGCCCGCTTTACTCCCCCCAGTTTTCTTGTTGCTGGGTTTACATTCTCATAAGTGAATAACTCACTGTCGATTTCCACGATCCCCGACGCAGGCAGTTTTTTCAGCGTGTTGTAATTTGCTGAAGTATTGACCACGGTGATTTCCCCCACGTCCCCCGTAGATGGAATTACCACGCCCAGTGTCATGGTCACCATAGGCGCTAACCCTAACACTGTCCAGACATTCGTATCGCTGGTATTGATCGCGTCCAGCCAGCGCGGAATTTCCACTCCGTCCATCAACACCCTGATATCATCCCCCGTCGCCAGCATTTTGCCTGCCGTCACCAACGCCGCCGTATCCAGCCCGCCGGTGATCTCGATCGGATAATTGTCAAATTTCAGTGCTGTTTTGTTCCACACCTTCACGAACCGCCGGTAAGCATACCCACCGCTTCCGCTTCCTGGTGTGATCTCATAGATCGGGTATGCGTCCACTTTCCCCGCATTGCTGATCGTCTTTGTCTGCCCGCTCGCGGTCACGCTCCATGTACTCGAATACTGAGCCACCGATTTCCACACCGGATCCATCACCGATAAAACCACCGTTACCGCCAGCGGTCCTTTTGCTGTCATCGTGATCGGTGTCGCGTCCAGGTACCAGTCTTCCACCCCGTCGGTTGCAACCAATTGACATGTCTCCTGCTGCTCAGTATTGAACAGCGCCTTGATCACGTCCAGTGATCCCCCCCGAATGGCGATCACGATCGGCAGCTTGATCCCCGTCAGCTCTTTCCCCGCAAATACCGGCCAGTTTTCACTTCTTTGCACAGATTTTGCTTGCGCCTGTGCCAGCAGCGGCGCATCTTCCGGTATGATCGCTTCATAATTGGTTACATCATTGATTGACGTCCCGTTCCATGTTTTCAGATTCATCATCTTTACACCGCCAGTGCTGCCAGCAGTTCAGCTCCAAACGCTTCCCCGCTGTTCACCATGATATTTCCGTAATTTGTCAGAGCCACACCCTTTATCGGATTTGGCTCGATCCTCCCGTTCTCCGAAGGCACAAACATTTCTGGACCTCTTTCGCCCACCATGTAAGCGGTATCGCTCCACACTGGACCACCTAACGCTTGTTTTTTCGTTTTCTCGGTTGTGACTGTCCCATTGAAAGTTCCAACGGCGCCAGGGGTGGCGCTTGTATCCACTGTTGTAATAATGTTGTTCGTAATAGAAGGAACAGTGACGCCAAAACCGGTATTGCCAACGCCTATGCTGCCAAACCCATTTCCATACTTGATCCAATCCGGTACTTCTGAATCATCAAAACCGATCTTGATCTGAATGTCTCTGGGTAATGCCAGCAGATTGTCATATAAGGATTGCGATTTTGAAACTACATCCTCAAGTTCTGTTCTCATGTCAGCCAAACCTTCATTCTTTAGGTCTTGCAGTCCTTTTTTATAGGCATCAAGATCTTTGGTTTGGTGTAATTTTTCATTCAACTCATCGATTTTTTCAGAAAACTCATAATCTTTCAAATACGAAGTTCCGAAAACCTCATCGTTAATACCCATCACTTGCTTCTTGAATTCTTCAGTTGCATAAGGAAATTCTTGACCAAAAGAATTCATAACTTTGCTTGCAGTATTTTCTAGCCAGTCCTGCATACAAGTTTGCAATGAGTTATATCGTTCATAAAGTCCATCTAACGCGGTTTTTGTATCTTCCGCACTATCAGCGATCTCTTCCAGCCCCGCTGCTGAGTCCGCATAATTTTGCCCTGTTTCAGCAACTGCATGATAAGAATCCCACTGTGCTTCACTGAGCAATTTCAAAGGTTCTGCGGCCTTGGATGCAACATCAAGATATTCCTGATAAGTTGTCGCACTCTGCGCTAATGCGTTATTCAATCCTTCAGTATCGGATGTAAGCGTTTCTTGATCCTTGATGAAAATTTTCAGAATTCCAGCATTTTCAAGTTCTTTATTAACTCTTGCCTGTGCAGCTTCATACTCAGTAAGAATATCCGCTGCACCCTTTCCACTGTTTTGCTGTTCAACGAAGAAATTACTCCAGGCGGTTGAAACTGCTTCCTTTCCTTCCCTGTTTGCTTTCCCAACAGTTTTATCATAAGCAACTCCTACCGCGACGATTGCCGCTGTTGCTATTGCTGCTGCTGGAACGATACTTGACATCCCTGCGGTCATTGCAGAAAAGACTTGTTTTACACTATTCCCCTCTTTCAATAGATCCATTGCTGTTCTAATGGTTTTTATCCCATTCGCCGCCGGAGTCGCCAGCGAGATGATTGCCCCGACTCCGCTGCTCATGCCCCCGAAAGCCATTAAAGCAGGTCCAGTTCCGGCAGCGATCCCCGCACATGTCATGATGAACTTCTTCGTCCCATCATCCATCTCGTTGAATTTGCTTACCAGTTCGCTTGCCCTTTCAATTACATTCTTCACCTCTGGAAGAATGGCAGTTCCCAGCCCTTTTTTCAACTGATCCATCGCATCCGCCAGGTTACTTGCGCCACCGGCAGCCGTATTCATTTGCGCTGCCATCATTCCCCCAAAGTCCTGCTCCATCCCTTGCGTGATCGCATTGATCGCCTGCTCTGCCGGTACCAGCCCTTTTTCCACCATCTTCATCGCTTCACCGGTGGTTATTCCCATGGCAGACGCCAGATACTTCCATGCCGGAATACCCGTTTCCGTCAACTGCATCATTTCTTGAGAACTGGCTTTTGCCTTCGCCTGCATCTGCCCCAATGCCAGAACAACCCGGTTCACCCCCTCAGAGCCAACACCCAGCCCCGAAGTGGCATCCCCTACCGCTGTCAGCATCGGCAAAATTTGCTCTGCTGAAAATCCGAACGCCAGCATTCGCTTTGATGCATCTTCCAGGTCATTGAACTCAAAAGGTGTCTTTGCCGCAAAATCTTGCAGCTCACCGAGAAAAACTTTTGCTTTTTCCCCCGAACCCAACAGCGTCGAAAAAGCCACCTGGCTTTGCTCCGCTGCCATACCGGCGCTGATCACACTCTTTCCCAGCATCACAATAGGCGCAGTGATACCCGCCGACAGAATGGCTCCGGCTCCTGCCATTTTTCCGCCAGCATCCATCAACTTATTGGCGGTCTTATCCAGCTCCTTATCTACATCCTTAGAATCCGCCCCGATTTTTACCAGCAACTCAGCAATCTTGATCATGCGCGTTTGCCTTTCATCGATTTAAAAACACTGTTCTCCACTTCCAGCGCGCTCAGTATTGCAAGGAGCCACCCCGCCGGTTGCTTCAACAACTCCCACGGAGCCACCCCGATCCATTTCGCAGCCTGCAACAAATTCCATTCATCCACCACCTCGGGAGCATCGAACATGTCAGGCGCAAGAAGATACTCCGTTAATCTTTTTTTTCCGGCTTCCCCCAGCTTGCCATGTCTGCCGTGATCGCAGTCAGAATCTCCGACAAAAACCCCACCGGAATATCCCTATCTCGAATAGATTTTTCCGTCAGCGGGATCATCATGTCATTCTCGTCCACCACGTCCCACACAATAACCACCCTGCTTATTTGATGAATGATCGAAGAGACACTATCCAACCCCTTTAATTCCGCTAAGAAAGTTGGCGTTACCGCAGCAACCTTGTACTCAATATTTGCCGCCTCCCCCAAATAAGAGACCTCGATCTTCCTTGTTTTCCTGGTCAAATCAGTTAACTTCATCTTTAGTCACATCCCTTCCATTTCTTCGTAGGGTGTGGTCGCTCTTTGACCGCACCATTTTTCTTGTATTAAGTTTGTCATTCTGAGCGTAGCGAAGAATCTCGCCTTGGTTTTTACTTCTTTCGTGCTTTTCGTGGTTTACCATTCCTACTCCGTATACACCTCAAACTCCAACACCACCGTTCGGCACTCCCGACCATCCCGCGACTCCGCAAACCGAAAACACCCGCTGTACCTGCACCCGATCACACCCGTCCCGCTCGCCTTATGCAAAATGGATCTCACCTGATCCGCCAACCCTTCCAGATTCGCATACGTCGCCCCGTCATCGATCACCTTCACCCGCCAGATCTCCTCATCCATCACCTTATCGGCACACACATTCTCGACCGGAACCGAAGACACAAACCCCATCACCATCAACGGATAAACGGTCCCTGCCGGTGCTTCATCCTGATAAATTCGGGTGCTCACTGCCGCTGCGATCACAGCATCCTTTGACAACGTATCGAAAATCCATTTATCCGCATTCAAGATTGTCATTTCAAATACCTTTCAAGACTTCTCAACGCTGCCAAAAACTTCGGCTTCACCTTTTGGGCTGCCGGATCCATGAATGGTCTTGCCTTGATGTGCTCCGTCCCAAATTCCAACGCCGCCCCATACTCCGAATGCACCACAACCACATCCACGCCCGCGCCTTCCTTGATCACCTCGATACTGTTTGACAACTTCCCTATATCAATTGCCGGAGCTTCACCAGGTGCACTTGCCCTGTGCTTTTTCTTCCCGCGCTTATACACCTTCCCATGCTTTGGTGCCGACATCGATTTCTTTGCAATTTGCTCGATATCGCCCGCGGCTTTATCCACAATGTTTTGCACAATACCAGGGAATCGCTTCCTGATCTCCGGGATCCGGTTATACGTGAGCGATATTGTGGTTTTCATACCCGCACACATTCAACCTGCAAAGCAGCTTGCTCAGTATGCGAGAGCTGCACCTGGATCGCGTAATTGACTCCGTTGATCTGCAACTGATCCCCTTCCTGCAGCTCCGTGTCCCACGGCAGCGTGATCACATACACCTGAAAAGGCGTTTCCTGCCCGCCGAACTCGCCCTTTGAAAAAGACTTGTTCCCGATCCTGCCCTTCGTGGTCTCAACCGTGCTCAGCACATCTGACCACCCGCCGCCACCATCCTGCGTTCTCGTCAAACGCTGAACATACACCGTTTCAGACATCGTTTCTTCCTGATCAGCCTGCATTTTCTCCAGTTCAGTTGCCATAAACCTCCTTCCCATGCTGCACCCCATTAAACCTGTCGTTCTTATCGTTATTAAGTTTGTCATGCTGAACGAAGTGAAGCATCTTGCACCGATCTTTTTCTTTCGCGTCTTTCGTGTCTTTCGTGGTTACCCTTTTCCTGTCATTGCGAAGAAGCGTCTTTTGCGACCGTGGCAATCTTCTTTCGTGTCTTTCGTGGTTAAATCCTTTCCTACAACGTCTGCACATCCGTGGTCACATCCAACTGAAAACTTTTGCCCCATGTCGCATCATGCACCATTTCCAGTCCATACTCCACCAGATACAAACCATCCTCATCGCTGAATTCCGAAACATCCTTGATCTGCGCTGCAAGATCCAACTGGAACGTGTACTTATACGTCGAAGCGATTGTCGCCCCTTCACCCTTGATCCTGATCCACTGCGTTGACCCTGCCCGCATCGTTGCGATCAACGCCATACCTGCTGTGTCGGTTGCCAGCTTCAACTTTACGCTTGTCGAAGGTTCCTTTTCCACGGTTACAGGGTCCTGACCCACAGGCCACGCATTCCCGATCTTGTCCGTCAACCCCCACGACAAACTGAACCCGCGTGTCAGAGCTTCTGCAGTTGCTAATCCCGCCTGAGTGTCCGCCAGATAGAATTTCAAATGACCTGGTAACACTGGTTTTGGAGTCAAACTGGTTGGGCTTGCTGTCAAAGTGACCCCTGTTTCCAACGCCTTCCCGATCGCAGTACCAGAAACCGAAACCTCATTCCGGTTGAACGTGAACTCCAACCCGCTGACACGCAATCCTGCCACCCGCCAGGCGCTGTTCTCATCACCCTGTTCCACCGTGAAAGTTTCCCCTGCGTCCTCTGCGCTGGTGTTGCTCACGAACGTCCATTTATACGCCGTGGTGGATGCTTGCTGAACCGGCGTCGGCATACTGAGCAGCGAAGATAACAAATAAACGATTTCGTTATACGTCAGCTTCCCCTCGATCTTCGCCTCCGCCCACTCCTTGTTCAACGTCACAAAGCTGGAATACTTATTCCCCCGTGCCTTGAATGCATCCGCCTCCACCTTTGGATTAGGAATAATACTTGCTGCCAACAACTTCTTATTTGCTGCTACCGCTGTCCCCGAGATAGATTCCACCCCGATCTGAATACCCTGAAAAATACTAGCCTTTTCACCCATTTTTCCAATCCTTTCTCTTTACATCTTGTCATTCTGAGCGCAGCGAAGAATCTCGCATAGGTTTTTCTTCTTTCGTGTCTTTCGTGGTCAATCCCTTTCCACATCATCCCTCACCTGCGACACCACCTTCACCTGCTGCTTCCTCCGGTACTCCGCTGCCAACTGCCGGTAAGCATCCTTCTTCTGGCTCCGGTGCCTCGTCGCCCCGTCCACCGTGTAATCGAACTGATCCGCCACCTTCGCCGCCATCGCTTCCAACAGATCCGCTGCTGCTCCATACAGGTCATAACTCCAACCGGTCACCCTGACAGCGGTTTGAGTCGTCGCAAATGTCCACCGCCCCGAAAGATTGTCCGACACACTCGGAGTCACCTCCGTATACTGAGCATCCACCAGCTCCACATCGCTTTCCCATTGCCCGAATGGAGCGCGCCAGACCTTATAAACTGCGCTCCCGTTTTCATAACTGATCAACCCGATCAACGGCATGTATCGCGCTTCCCACCGGTGCGTATCCAAACCATTTTGGATTTCCTGATCTGTCAGCGCCTGATCCGTTCCTGCCGGATCCCCAACCATCGTTCGTACCTGCGAGATCAATTCCGCTAAAGTTGTTCTTACTGTCATGATTCAACCTCAAGGCCACAACCCAGTATCCTGGTAGCCAATCGAATAAAAAATATCGCAAGTGCCTTCCTGAAGTGCCATTCTTTTGTCAGATGGATATGCACTTTCAATGTGACTTGCTTATCCAGTTGCTTGACATCAAAATCAGTTGCCATGATTTCAACCTTTTAATTTGGATGGCTGCACCTGGATGAGTGGAATTACCCGGGTGCAACCATCCCAGAAACATCTCAGAAATTAACTCTTGCGCAGGATCAGCGCCATAAAGACCTTTGCCGATAGATCGGTTTCGCTCGATTGCTGGATTTGATCCGCCACCGTGATCGCAGCCTCGAACAGACTTGCCTTGTCGCCTACATCTGCCGCCACGGTTCCAGTGACCGACAACACTACATCGCCCACCTTTACACCGGTCATAGTGCAGGCTCCCGCACCGTTCTTCCCCGCAAAACTGATGATATCCAGCTTCGTAATGACGCCCGCCAGATTCGCCGGAGTGATCGCCCGCGCAGTATCCGAACCGGCAAGAGCTTCCGCGTCGGTTGCCAGCTCTACAATACCCTTTGCTGTCGCGCTGGACACCTTCGCTTGCAGCCCAGCCGGAGTCACACCTTTGGTGGTATCGGTTCCAGTGATTGTCTCTGCGCTGGATGCCAGTTCAATTAATGTTGCCGCTTCGATGGTTTCAAAGTTCTTATTTAACTGCTTCTGCCAGTCCAACCCCTGAACTTTTGCAAAATTCAATGTCATTCTTCACCGTCCTTCACAGGTTCAGGTTCTTCACTTTTTCGTGGTCGCCCGCCTGCATGTTTTTCCTTAGCCGGAATGGTTACCGGCTCTTCAACTTTTTGATATCCGGCTCTCAAATAAAAAGCCGAATCCAGTTCCGGCACATCCATCGTTATGCCGTCCTTATAGAGCAGCATGGATCACCTCCTTCCGGTTTAGCTATCCTTGATGTGACTGTAAATACCCTTGACCTTGTTGTCATAGACAAAAGCGTCATGGTACAGCCGGTACTGGATTTTGTGAGCATCCATGGTCTGATTTTCGTCAGGGCTGAACATTTTCATATTTGCGTGCTTGGTTGCTTGCAAAACGGCAGATGGGTGCAGCATCAAGAAATTGATATCCCGTCCGGTGGATGCAGTTTTAGTGAACCCGCCTGCGCTTGCGGTTGCTCCTGCATCCAGGGTGATGCCCTTGTAGAACCGGGTTTGTGGAACCATGATCAGATCCATCCCGTCGAAAGTCAAAACCCTGCGATCGACAGAATTTTCATTACCCAGAGTTCTCGAAACAGCCGCTTCGATAAACCCTTTCACCGTGTCCGAAACGAACAGGATACGTCCTTCTTCTGGAACACCTTCGGCATTCAACGCGGCTTTGGCTACATCCAGCGCTGCCAGAACAGTTTCGCTGGTCAAAGTTGCCGGAGTTCCTACTGCCTGAATGCTCGCCCATGAAGCATATTTGCTGAACCGGTAAGCATCTACTTCCGGTGCAACCTGGGTTCTGATGAACTCACCCACCAGGGTGCCAAATGCTTCACCCAGGCTTTCTTCATCATCCATCCGGTCGATCGAGAATTCCCGACCACGCGAAGCTGCCAGGGTCAATGCTTCCCAGGTGCCGGTAACTTCGCCTACAGGGTACCCGGCAGTTCGGCTGTAAGTGCCCAGCCCTGTCATGGATGTTTTGAACACTTTTACAACAGACGCGCCGGCAAAATCGACCGGTTTGGTTTTGGCGTCCATTCTCGCAGTCAATGAAGCCGACTTGTAGATTTCATCCAGAATTGGCTGAAATTTGGTTACTAGATCAATAGATTGTGTCATTTTTTCTCCCGTAAATTATTTCTTTTCTTCCACTGGCAATCCCGCTGCCCTTCTCGCAGCGATCACTACCGGGTCACTCAGATCACCGCGGTTCTTTGCGGGATTGCTCGAACTTGTTCCCGTCCCCGCCAGCCACGGCTTCTCCGTCAATAACGTTTTCAACAGTTGCTCAGTATTGGTAGGCTTCCCGGTCTTCTCGTCAATTGTCAGCTTGCTCTTGTCCAGCAGCTTGTACGCTGCGTCCGGGTCGACGATCCCCAATTTACCCGCTACGATTGCCACCTCATACTGGGCTGAAATTTCCTTCTGCTTTTCGGTTTGTTCAGCGCTCGATTTCTCCAACGCAGTGATTTTCTCCTGCGCCTTTTGCAAGTCGGATTTTTGACCATCATCGATGGTTTTTAACCGGGTCAAAGCAGATGTTGCGTCTTCAACCTTCTCGAAACCCAGCTTCTTCAAAAGACTCCGCTCCGCCTGACTTGCCCGTTCGCCGAACAGCCTGTTCAACTCATCTTGTGTGTAGGTCTTGCCCTCAGCGCCAGCTCCGTTGCTGGAATTGTTATTGGTGTTGTTGTTTCCATCACCGCCGGAATTTCCGCCTTCTCCGCCACCACCTGCACCACCTTTATCTGCATCCAAATACTTACCAAATCGAAACATTGTTTTCTCCCCGGCACTTTACCGCTGCCGTAACGTAAGGTTCTATTTCACTTCTGTCAGGATGGCGTCTCCATACTGCTCGCTGATCCATCCCTCGACGCTGACACGCAGCCAGGTATTCCCGTTCGCATCAGTTTTTCTCTCCAAAATTGCGCTTTCCGTCCCCCGGTTCAGCACACCCAGCCGGTTATTGCTTTTTACCTCCGGCGATTTCCTGAAATTGATTTGCCCCGTCCTGATAACAGCTCTTGTTGGATCGGGAATAGGTTCTGTTTCAGATGGCTTTTCTACTTCTGGTTGAGACTGATCCGGTTCTTGAGACTGATCAGACTCTGGCACACCCGTTTTCAACCCGGGCATATTGACCATTGCCTTCCAGACTTCCGGCAGCGCTACCGCGTGCTGCATACTCCACCAGGTAATACCGGTTGCCCCCAGCTCTCGCGCACGTTCCTCAAATGCCGTTACCGCTTCGGGTGTGGCTGTTCCCGCATCTCCGATATATGCACGTCCCGCCGGGCAGATGGGTTTGTCTGTGATTTCCCGCCACTGTTTCCATGTTTGCTCGAGCAGGTGGATGGCATTCGCGGCGCTTTCCCCGCCCCAGTACGCCATAGGAACCCCGAAATCTGCCCCGCCATACTGAGCATCCATCGCCGCCCATAATATCTTTTTGGGGTGCCACTCATTCCCCGATATCGGATTCTTGAACCTCGCCCACCAGCACCATCCAGCTTTCACACCTCGTGCTTCTGCCTTGAAAGTTTGCAACAGCTTGACCGCCCTCGAATCCGCGTGGGGCTGAGCATCGAAGGTGGATTCTGCATCGAACACGAATGCCGGCAGGTGATATTTCATACACAACGCGCCCGCCAGCTTCCCTTCCATCTCCACGTTCCATCCATACACCGCTGCCCCGCCGATGGGCATGACACCTGCCTCCCGCAAAGCCTCCACCAGCGCCAGGCGTTTCTCACTTGCCCACGAAGGCAGATGAGCGTCATGCAGGATCGCAGAATCGAACCCTGCGCCTGCCAGCGTTTCCGCGATTTTCTTTACATCCCCGCCAAAGATAGATTCGATGGTCCAGATATAAATAGATTTCCCGATCATGGTTTCCTTTTTACTTTTGATTGCTTGAAAGGCACCGGCTCGCATCCCAGCCCTTTGATTTGCGTCACCAGGCGATCCGCCCAGTTTTTCCAGTCCTCCAGCTCCTGTTCCAACTTGTTGATTTGTTCCTGTAGTGGTTCGATCAACGACATGACCGTTTTCCGAATTTGCTCGTTCTCATCCGCCTTGATCCGGGCTGCTTCCGCCTCAGCCTTCACAGATTCCGCTTTCACCTTGCGCTGTTGGCTTGCATTCGTGATCAAAGCGCCCACCACGACTCCTGCAACTCCCACGATGGCTGAAATGATGCCTTCCATAGTAGAAATTACCCGCCAACTTCATCTCGAACAGCTTTTGCGTTCTTTACATCGATCGGTTCAGGGCTGTATTTATACGTCAACTGGTTCCCACCGCCTGCCAGAAATACATAGATCAGCAATTGCAGCACCCCATTTTTCGTGCATAAGATGCCTGGGATCACGTAAAATTTTGTGCATGTCATGATCAACATCCCAACTGCCAGCAAAATGATCAATACCAGGTTGATCAACTGCTTTTGCTCAGACCTTAATTCCGCAAATTGCACCCGCATCCCTGGCAGGTACATGAACACCAGCGAAAGCACACCGCCTGCAAGCACGATCAGCACTTCCGAACTGGCTTGTGTGCCTTCTGGGAACATCGCCCCAAAAGCTGCCAGCAAGATCAACAAAGTGATCACCAGCACAACCAGACCAATTCCTACCCATTTCAAATAAACTTTCATCTCTCATCCTCCCGCGTAGTTAAAACAAAACCGCCCGACCATTCTCTCTTTTTGAGAAATATGTCGGGCGGAAACGACTCAATACCGTCTATTCAATTGTCAAAATCAGTATAGCACAAATTAAGAGAACAAATTACTTAACCTTTAAGCATCTTGATTAACTCAGGCTTGTATTGAGCAATAAGTTCATCAAGTTTATTCAACCTTTCAGCATACTCAATCTTTAAATCCTCACCAATTGCTTTAATTAATTGATTATATTGATCAAATGGAATTGCGCGATTATCCTCAACAAAATTCATGAGGTCATACTCTTCCCATCCATCATGAATTAACGCTTCAGGTACCTGAGAACCCCAAAATGATTCTAGGCGAGAAAAAATCTTTTCAATCCGTTCTCTGATATTTTTCATTTTACCCATACAGCATCATCAGGAATATATATTGCATCGAGTCCAGAGACCTGATATCCACTTATTATTGTATTCCATTTTACTGAATAGAAGGTATAAATATTTCTTAATTTTTCATCACCCAGATGATCGCTTTTTATATGATTTGGCGAATAAAAACCTACAAATCGTTCATTATGGAACTTGTACGTTACTATTCTTGTTTCTGGATCAGCTATTGAAGATTTAAGATCATTGAAATACGTTTCAAAATCAATTCCAGTTTTCCATTGTTCTTCAATTTCTGTTCTTTTGAATAAATGATATATATCTGATCTTACTTTTTTATCAAAAACTTCACCCCGAAAATTTATTCCTCTATACTCTTTTTGAATTACAATTTCGCGAGTTGAAAAAGGCAAATGAGCAGCATACTCTTGGATTTTCGCTAACTCAATCGGTGTCAGTTCCCTTAACCCTAACCCAGCCACCTGGACCAAATCATTCGCCGAATACCCTGGCGCATTTCTCGCTGCTCCCAGCAGCGCCAGCCGTGTATATGCATTTGCTTTTTCCTTGCCGAGTATTTCAGTCAGGCTTTTCTCATACCGCATCGATCCCCAGCGCAAATTCGTTCTTTCTCCAACCAGATCAGACAGCTTAAATGCACCATCTTTATACGCCGCAAATTTCGCAGGACCAAGAATGCTCAATTGCTCAGTATGGGAGAGTTTTTCAAATGCTTCGATTCCAGTTTTTGGCTGCCTGTCCTTCACCTCATCTATGTTGAACCCCAACTCTTGCCAGGTCTTCATCAATGGTAGCATCGAGCACCTGCCACAAATATGATCATTCAACCTTTCCTCAAACGAGTGCTCCGATCCATCCATCGCCCAGCACATGGCACACGTCCGTTCATTCCTGGCGCACCGCCATTCCCAACCCTTCACTACATGATTATTCGCCTTATATGTTTGCCTGGTAGCTTCTCGATAGCTTCTCAGTGTTTCGGTTCTGGCTATGCGAAGTGCTCGCGCCAGATTTCCCCCTAACGCTTCTCGTATATGATTCGCTGTTCTGGTTGGATTCCACCCCAACAATAACCCTGTTTGCAGCCCATCCGCTACCAGTTTTCCCGCTTCTCCTGGCAACTGGTTCAACAGGTCTTTCAACGGGCTGCCATCCTGCAAAAATCCAACCAGGTTCTCGAATGCCTTCTTCGGCAGCCGGTTGAACTTCACATGCACGCCTTCAGGTAATCCGGCATCGATCAACGAAACAGCATTCTTTTGCGCTGCCGCGATCGCTTCCTTCTGCCCCTTTTCGATCGCCCCTTCTGTATACTGAGCAAATTTCCTGATCTCCCCTTCGACCTGGTTCTGCAGCGCTTGAAGCCTGTCCATCTCGTAAAGCCACGAAGCAGGTGGGTTTACTCCCCCCTCTGCCGCCGCGTAATATTGTGCTGCTAACTCCTCCACCCGCACGCGGATCACCTGCCAGAGTTTTCCATACTCCCGCACCATCTGGCTGGCGGCAGCACGTTCGCGATTCAACAGCGCCTGCCTGAATTGATCATTCAGCTCATACATCGAATCAGGCATTACTCACCTTTGTCAAATGCGCCTAATAAAGAGCTTGCAAGGGTTGCAGAATCTTTCTGCTTCTTTTCCTTCTCGGTTTCCGGGTCATATCCCAGTTGAGTCAGTAGCGTATCATCCGAAACGCCCAACTGTTTGTCAACCAGCGCTGTTTCTCTTTCCTGCTTTTCATCTTTTGGCAAAATATCCTGCCAGTGAAGTTTCGTGATGTTGTCCGCCCCATGCCCGCCGATCTCTAGCAACCTCCGGTTCAGCTCGATCAACATATCGCCATATAGCAGACGCTTCGTCTCGGTTTTCTCCAGCAGCGGACCATACAAAATTTTCAATGCCAGCCCGCTCAACCCACCGATCGATTCCAGCTTCCCCATGGCAACTTCCGGCGTCTGGCTTGTCTCGTGCAGAGCTTCCTTCAACCGGTTATAGAATTCGATCGAACTGGATAGCTCGGTTTGCATCTCCAGATTATGCAGCTCCCCGGTTTCAGACGGAATAATAATAGTCTCATCCACCGCGATCTTTAACTGATCCGCAGAGAACCCCTTCCCCCACGTTTTCGGGTGCGCGTGATACTTCAAAATCCTGCCTGTGTTCGAAACAGAAAAATTGATTGCCTTATTGATCTCCAGAATATCCGGCTCGATGTCGCTCATCCCCCAGAACTCATTCGGAGCTGGCAGATTTTGACACTCCACGATCGGTGGAAAACTATACGACCAGTTTTGCTCACTCGTGGTCACCCAGTGCCCCAGATTTTCCACACTGCCAACCTGATCCTTGATGTGCCAGTAAGTATTCTCTTTCTCGATGATCTGCCGTATTGCGATCGGCTTTCCCGATTTCGGATCTTTCGACGGATATTGGATTTTATACGACTGCACGTTCTCCAGGTCATCCGCTGCCATGGTCACCGTGATCGTTTCTGGATCGACCACGATCAACCTGGGATAACTGGATTTTGCATCCACCTGGATTTTAACAAAACAATGCCCGCAAACGCCACCGTTCAAAGCTGCCTTTTGCAACAGCGTCATTTTTCTATTTTTCTGCCAGCAATCTTTCAGCCATGTTTCTGCTGAAATCTCTCCCCCCTCTGCCAACTCGAAACCCACCTCTTTACCAAACAAGAACGATACACCCTTATTCACGATCAGCTTGATGAAATTCAACCGGATGTTATCGTCCACATTCCCTGGTTTCACCTTCAACGGTTTTGGCAAGTTTCCATAATACGCTTCCCAGGCGGCGCGAAACTGCTCCAGCCGGTTGGTTTCCTCTTTCGCCAGCATTTCCACCTGCGATTCATAGATCAAGTTCGTCATAGTCCATACCCTTTCGTTCCCAAATCGATTCAATATATTGCGGTGCTTGCTCGTTCGGTGCCGTCAGATCATAAAACGCCCCACTACTGGCATCCATCATGTCATCATGTGGCAGATCAGGCTGCCCGTGCATGTGGTTCAGATACATCTCATTCCAGGCACCTTCCAACAACGAAACATTTCCCACCTCGGTTTGTGCTGCCAGCGGTTTGGCTCTCACCAGCTTATCCTTCTGCGATGACACACCCCGGGCATCGATCCCCGCCAGCATCTTCGTCATTCGCCAGCTCTCCCGCTTTCCCGCGCTCCCTGGTTCCTGCTCCCACCTTGCCCGGTACTGCCGTTTCTCCCGATCAAACCGCGCCGCATCCTGCCTGCTGATATTCTTCACGTGCTCATCAATTTTCGATGGTGGCAACTGTTCATTCGTCACCTCGAGCACGGTATACGCTCCCTCAGTCATCAGCATCAAACACGAAGCTGTGTAATCCGGGTCATTCTTGTTCAGTTCTTTTTCCGTAGCTGCAAAATCCCACCGCCTTACCACTACGCCCCCAGTCGGTACCGCTTTCACTGTCTTGAACCATGCCCGGTTAAAAACCTTCCCCGCTGATGGTTTGATCTTCCAGTTTCCACCCCGCAGCACATCACCGAATAACCGTTCACGGTCCACCAATGGCAGCGCTTTCAGATTTGCGATATACCCTGGATCCTTCTTCAACAATTCTTGATTGTCGTACACCGTCGCCGGAATGAATGTCACGCTTTTGGGTGGTATATCAGGAAAATCCTTCAATGCTGCCTGCTCAGTATCGTACCAGGCGATTTCATCATCCCCGCGTCTGATCATCCACCGCAACACCCCGGCGCGGCTCAGATCAGCATACCCATCCTCAGCGATCCACCAGCTCAAAAAGTCCGCCAGCCAGCCAGGCTCAGGGTTACATGTCGCCCTGATATACGGCCTTACTCCGCACGTGGACCTGTTACGGCTGAACATATAGAAAAACTGCCCCCCTGTAAAACTTTCCAACTGATCGAACAGGATCAACGGTATCTGCGAAGATTTCCACGAATACTTATCATCCTCATACTGCATCGATGCAAATGTAACTTTCGCTCCCGACGAGAACAGAAACGACAGATCATTCTTATTTGGTTTTGCTCCCAGTAACGGGTATAACCCTTGCGCTTCATCCCACATCCCGCCTTCCTTAGTGATTTCCGGGTAAGTACGCCTGAAGATCACCGCCCCAAAACGCGGGTTATGAACACTCCTCAACGGCTCGAGCAGACTGGCAAAAGTCTTTCCCCCGCCGGCACTTCCCCCAAAGATGCAGATATCTGCCGGAGAACTCAAAAATAACTCCTGCTTCCTCTGTGGTCGAATTTCAACTTGTGCCATTTATATCCCCCTCTACCGGCTCCTGTTTCTCGACATCCCGCCCATTATCAGGAATATAAATATTCACCTGTGTCTGGTCCACGTGGTGCGTCTCTTCCACCTGATCGACGAATAGCTTCCGCGCCCGCCCAATTTGCACCAGCGCAGTTTGCGAGTCATGCAGCTCAAGAATGGGATCCCCGTTTCTACTCCAGCTCAACCGCTTAATCAGGTATCCATACTCGCTAACCATGTCCCAATTCAAACAAATTTTCTTGAACATTCTGCCGGTTTTGGGATCCACACATTCAACTTCTATCAGGAAATCCCCCATATTGACCCTGGCTTGTTGCGTCAACCTGGTCAACACCTCATCCGTCTGCATGGAGATCTCCCCCATCCGCTGATCAATCAACGCGGCAATTATCGGGTTCTTTAACATCCTTGCCCCCAATTGATCAGCGTGCTTATATCCCGCTTGGCGTGCTGCCTCACTGGGCTTCCATAGCCGCAAGTAGTTTTCTACAAACAATTTTTGCTTTTTCGTTAATGCTCGACGACCCATAGTATTCCCTGTTAAACGAAATCCGCCTGGTTCGATCTTCTATGACAAAGACAGAACCAGGCGGAACTGGTGAAATACCGCGTATTAACCTACGTTCATTTTAGCACTGTTTGACTCGGTTAATCAACTTGGCAAGTGTCCGCTCCGATATCGACCAATGAAATTCTTCACCACATTCACACACACCCCGCAATACCGTAACCACAATACTATTGATCGCCAGGCATTCCTGATTATCCACAAACACAATCTTCCCGATCATCTTCCCACACCTGGCACACCGAATAACCTTATTACTCATCAAAAAAATTGAATTTTCCTCATCCACTATTTCCATTTTTTCAATTTTCGTCCCACATTTTTCACATAATTCAGTCTCTTCAGCCAATCTACCCTCCTGATTCTGATTTTTCATAACTGTTTCGATAATTCTTGAATCGCTTGAGTATTCGAAATGTTGTGCAATCTGGCAAATAAATCTACAACATCCATTTCTTTTATATTGCATTTGCGGCAGCCACAAATCCCACGCTGTGTGTCAATCCAAAAACTCGGCGTATGATCCTCATGAAACGGGCAAAGAGTTTTATACCAGCGTCCATCATTCGACGATTTTTCAGCTCTCACTATACTGAGTAAAGAAATTTGATCTCTGATCCTTTTTACTACACCCATTTCAAGATCAACTGCAGAATCTGCCAGTGCCCATGGATCAGCTTCAATTCTGGTTTGCTCAGTACATGTGACGGTTTTTTCTGGTTCTGGTGTAAATTCAGGTGGTAAAACATCTTCTAACTTCTCGATATGTAAAATTGGCGCATCTTGATAAACCTGGTACTGATAACCGCTGGGATGAATGGATGGTGGGATCAAAACATATCCTCGTTCAGCTTTAATATCTAACAGATCAGAGTGATAATTTTTTGTTGGTTGCTGTGTTTTTAGATAGACATGAATTCCCCGTCGAGTTTTTACCATATAAGTTTTTAGCGGATATAAAGAAAACCAGAAATTAAAAACATCGATTACATCAAAATCAATAACTACTAATCCGTTTCCAGTAATTAATCCGATATTTCTCATTTCAGACGGAAACCATTGACGTAATTCAGGTTCAGTAGGTAACCGGTTCTTATATGGCTCCCAGGTTTTTATTCGTGGTTTCTTCGAATAATAGTTGATAGGGATCACAGAAAATCCCTTTTCCACCCAGAATAAAGCTGTTTCATAAAGAGTCATGTAATCATTCCCTTTGCGCGTGCGACCTATGCGACTGAAATCGTCACAATTTTCGTCATTTCTTTTTCGACCTTAAACACCTGCCGTTAATATATATATCTCTTAAAAAGCCAGGTTTAAAAGAGTGGGCTACGAGGTCGCACAGGTCGCAACGGCTATGCGCAGTATTTTCAAGTAATCGGTAAAGTGTGAGTTTTATGCTCCAAAACCGTGAAAAGTCTTGGAAATTAGTCGCACAGGTCGCATTTTGAGCGGCTGGTTGCACGGAATTCAACCCTCGTGGTCGCACGAATCGGCAGGAGGTTGCACGTGAGGTCGCACGATTTCCGATCGAGGTCGCAAAATCTATGCGCAGTTTTTGAGAGGTCGCACGCGTTTTCATGGCATTTTTGGCCCTATACCGTAGTACCCTTTCTGGTTATTTTGCTGCGCTTTTTCTAATCCTAATTTTTTGCAGGTGGTTGCCAATGCCATTTGGAAGGCTTTGGCAGATGACATTTTGCCTACTCGTTCTTGAAGAACGTACATCAATTCCGCTGTAGAAGTCCACAAAGTGTTATTGCCTGGGCGAATCGTATATTTATCCTTGATAACAATTTCAATGGGATCCTCGACTTCATATCTTTGGTTATTCTTTTCTGTCTGAACTTTTTGTGCTTCTGTGAACTCAGTATCTTCCCCAATCAAATAAGCAGCGTAGATTTCGCCCCATAGTTTGTTCACATCAATTTTTGTGTACGTTTTCCAGTCAATATGTTTGATCTCGCAAACCATGAATCGACGGCTGCCAGTGGGATCATCCAGGAAGCCACCCTCATTGTTGATCGTACCAATCAGGTTTGCCAGAACTGGTTTTGTCCGGTCAAAGTGTCCGTAAGGTCGCCGGAAAGTCATGTTCTGCATCGTGATCAAGTTTTTCAACGCTTCCCGATCGGATTTTCTGAATGTTGCTCCCAGCTCCCCCACTTCCCAGATCCATTTTGTCGTCAGGCGAATTTGGGTATCCTTGTTTTCAGCATCGATGCTTCCTTCGGCGAAATAATTTGGCAATCCAGAACAAAGCCATTTAACAAAAAGAGATTTTCCTACACCTTGAGGACCATCAAGGATCAACATTCGGTTCTGCTTTCCTTCGATCGTTTTCGCTACAGCGCCAAGCATCCATTTGCGGAGATAAATGGCAATTAATCGATCTGGATTATCAAAGCAGGCTATCAGGTCATCAAAATAATGACCGCCGTCGTATGGCAATTTACTGAGATATTCCTTGATTGGGTTATACCGATTGTCATAAGCGGTTGCCCCAATAGCAACCCGAGCGAACCGTTCATTGGGGCAACCTTTTTCGATTAACTGAAATTCAATCTTACTGAACAGCTCATCAGTTAATGGAACACCGTTAGTTTCAACCTGATCTGTGATCTCATTTAGCTTGAACGCGTAACCAAACGATCGCATCCAGGCGACATATTGAGCAATTTTTGAACTCTGTGTTTGTGATTGTTGTTGAGACGTTGAGGGCATCATAGTTTTTCATTTTTCCGAACACCACGCTTGATATCTGCCTTTGATTTCTCTACAGCAGCTTGAACCAGGTCAAACGGTTCGAAAGTGATCTGTTCCAAAATTGCCGCAATATTAAAAAGAACAACCTGGCAATCAGCAGCTTCTTTCCGCAAATTAACAAAAGTTTCTTCAGTTTGATCCCGCAAAGCAGCATAGCCGAACCAGACACCATCAAAAACGGATCGTGCCTGCCTTCCTGCTCGCTGAATGCAATACTCCAGATCAGTTTCATCTTCTTCGAACCCATCATCACGAACCAGATAAGATAATTCTGATAATTCTTCCTGCAGTTTAGTGATCTGCCTGGCTAAAAACTGCACATCGTTCCAGCCTTCCCGATACCCTCGCTTTTCAGTTGCTTCAAAGACTAGTTTTTGTGCTTGCTCAGTATTCATGGCGTGACCCTGTTTTCCTCTAAAATTTTGCAAACTTCAGTAAGACGCTGAACTTGTCCAAGAAATTGTTCAGATAAACTATAAACATTCATAAAAATTCCCTCGTTCCGGTAATATCCAGCCTGCTCCCATTTGCCATTACGAAGCACCCAAACAAGTTGCGAGCCATTTGATTGCCGCTCGATCCCGCAAGTTCTCCCCCCACTCATACTGAGCCG